AATATTATGTGAAACATTCTGTAGGTTCACCACAGATGAATCTGGGTGGTCTAATTCCCCCATAGCCCGACGTTCTTTAATATAGGTGGTTGTATACTTCTTAGCCTCTCTTACTAAAACTTCACGCGGATAAACTCTACCATTTTGGTTTTTAGCCTCTGCTCGTTGAAGTACACCTTTAACAATTAATTTACCATCATTTTCTTTTAATGATTCATTTATCTGTTCCGATTTTACTTCAAATGGTAGATAATCTACTAATAGTTCCTTGTTCATAATTATTTTATCCTCTTAGTGAGTGCCATAAATTCTCTCATAAATTTAGTTATATTCTGTTGATATGACCTTATTATTTTATTAGCCGTGGGTTTTTCACCACCACTACTTAAATCTTGTGCTAACTCATACATCGTATGACGTAAACGACTTTCTGCCTTACGTAAAGTCTTTATCTGTTTTTGTAATTTTTTATCACTAACAGGTGCCTCTATTAAAAGTTCAGAAGCCTCAAGAAAATCTTTTAATCCTACAGACATTAGTATAATTTACCAACTTTATTAGCTAATTTAACTAATCTCTCACTAATTTTACCTAATGCCTTATGAGTAGTTTTCCAATAATCTCTTGAATCTATGTTCAATTCATTTTTCAGTCTAACATTATATTGAACAGTTCTTTCTAATTCTTGTAAGGAATCACGAGTTTCTCTCATTGCTAAACCAATTTTTTGTTTAGGTGTTAAAGTCTCATCATTTCTATATTGATGATATCTGCCTTCTTTAACAACTTCATATCCAGTTGAATTGGTTGCCACTTCTTCTTCCTTATCCTTATCTTTCTTTTTCTTCGAACTAAATGCAAACGGTGTATTATATCCTGCAATATCACCAGTTTGTGTAATTTCATTAGTGCTTAATAATTCTCTAACAAATGCCCTAATATATTGTCTTAACTTATTTTCTGTCAAGGACATCTTCTAACTCCGTTATCAAATCATAATATCTTAATAAAGTTGTTAATTTCTTCTCAGTATTTTTATTTTCACTAATAGTATCTACAAAGTTAATCGCCTCTGTTAACTTAATTTTAGTAATATCATCATCTATAGCAGGTACAAGTTTTTTCAGATAACTTTTTATTTTACCCACCTCTACTTGTACAAATTCTCTTAATGAAGTAGCATTAGAAACATTATTAATATATTTTCTCAATACTTCTTTTTGTTCTGTAGATAATTTAGAATACTTTTTATTAAACTTTTCTACCATTAACTCATAAGCAAGTAATCTAACATCCTTTTCTTCAGTAGTTACTGGAGATTCACTAACCTTTTTATTAGGATTAGAGGAAATTAAATTTTCAACAATAGTATATCTTGAATCTACTTCTTCTTTTGGACTATAACTTTCGTTTGAAGTCTCAATAGAAAATAGTTTCCAAATGGAAGCCAATTGTTTAAAATTAGGGATTTTTGAAGTAAATAATGTTTTTACATCATAATCTTCTTTAATTTCTTTTATTAAATTAAATTTTTCCCTTCTAAGAGAGGCATTTGTAATTTGTGCCCGTTCTTTTAAGACGGCATCTACCAATCTGTTTGCACGTTCTTCAGAATTATATCGTTCTTTTGTTAAAATTTCATATAATTCTAACTCTTTACCTAATGCAGTATTTTTATTAAAATACTTTTTGACTAAATTTACAGATTTTGATTCTTTATTGCTCAGTATATCTGATGTTATTTGTCGAGTCAAAACTTCAAATAACACACCAGTATTTTTAATTTTACTGTGCTTCAACTTTTTAGACATATATCACTCCAATGATAATTATATTCACTCTATTATAAATATTAAACTTCTAAAATTTATATATATTACGATTTAGAATTTATTTCCTTATCATATTCCTCTTTTACTTCCTCAGACTCAGTTAATATCTTTGTATGAGGTTTAATTAATGTTCCCTTTAGTTTATCAACGTGGGCTAAAGCTAATGACTTACCATATTTAGGTGCTCCACTCCCACCTTTTCTTTTATCGTGTTTTCCTAATGGATCTCTTCCTCTTGCACTACCATCTTTTCCATAGTGAGGGCCTTCTTTAGGTCTACCTGCTCCCGGCTGTCCACCTTCTGGAGCTCCACCCTCATCTTCTAACTCATGACCAGTTCTTCCCATAGCTAAATCACTCGGTGTTCCTTGTGATTCACCAGATTTTGCTGGATCATTTCCTTCCGTTTCTATTTGTCCTCTTCTAAATTTTTGCTTAAAATCGAAAACAATACCTTCATCTTCTTTTTTAATTTCTTCTTCGGTGAATCCAAATATGTTTCTATAAATCCAATCTGTAGAAACTATACCATCTTGTAACATTGAAGATGCAAGTGAAGTTTTACTCGTCCACAACTCAATTTTTTCTTGTTCATATATTGTAGATGGATTTGTTAAACCTAAATCAAAATTAACTAAATCTGCGTCTGTATATCCTTGTACGTATAAATGTACAATAGCAATCTTTGTTAATTCACTAACAATAATTCTTTGTATTCTTTCAATCGTTCTTGCAAATCTAACATCTTCTGCTGCTAAAGTTGCCTTTGAACCAACTTGTTCTTCGTATCCAAGAAACGCCTTTGGAATCTTTAATGCTGCCATCAACTTATTTCTTAGATACTCAATATCTTCAACTGCTTCATAAGTTAATCCAGGTAATGAATCTATTTGTGTTCCACTATCTCCACCACGAACAGGTACAAAGAAATCTTCTGTTATGTTTTGCATATTATATCGTAAATTATAATCACCAGATTCTTTTTCTACTACGGGTGCCTTTTTCATTTTATTGATAATTTGTTGCATATAATTATCAACTTCGTTTGGTGGAATATTACCTATATCAATTTTAAATACTCTCTTTTCTGGAGCTCTCATAATTCTGTGAATCAACATAGCATCTTCCATAAGTGAAAGTTGTTTCCAAGTCTTTCTACCACCTTCAACCATAGCCTTACCATACGGTAAATAATTTGAATCTCCCAATAATCTAAAATGTGCAATTTCGAAATTTTCAAATTCTTGTTGAGTATGAGTTACTTTTGTCTGATTTGGATCTGCTGATTCTAATACAAACTTAACATATTCTGGATTTTCTGGATCAATTCCTTCTAATCTCACTACATCATAGCTTGATAACGGAACTACATTTTTAACTCCATATTTATCATCTATTTCTAAATGTAAAAAGAAATCTCCATACTTACACATATTACGAACCCAAGACCATAAATTAAATTCTACATTCAAAATATCATAAAATAAATTATGTAATATTTGTTTTATTTGATCATTATCACTATTGATTGTTAAAACATCACCATACTCGGATTTCATTGTTGATTCATCTGAATAAACATCCAATGCTGATGATATAATAGAATCACTATCCATTGATTCATAATCTCTAAATAACCCTAACCGCATTGAGCGTACCATCGCGGTATCTGAATATCCAGATAATCCTTTACCCGTTGAAAACAATCGTTGATATCTATCCACCAATTGTTTTTGTGGTAAATATTGTACTTTACTCGTATCTGCTACTTTTAATTTTCTTCCACCAACGTTTCTAACAATAACGTTACCTGAAAATAATCTAAACAGTCGAGCTCTTATTGATGTATCTGCCATACTTTCCTCTAATTAATTAACCATTCCAATGATTCTTTTTCTTTATTTCTATTTCCTACATCCCATTGCCAGGCATCCTGACCAGGGTTTTCATCTGTTACATATATACCAGGATTCATATCAATCCCCGCCAAACTTTTCTTCTGTAATTCTATTCCTTCGGCCCTCAATCTTAATGCTGTTTCTCTTATCCACAATCCAATACCAAATGACATTACTAAGTCATCATTGTATCCTTGCATAGCTTCAGCTTTAGTTCCGTTATATATAAATACGAATAATTCATCAATTAATCTCTGGGAATAAACTTTAACTGATTTTTCTCTAAAAAATTCTTCTAATTTAGAAATAACCAAAGGTCTTGTTTTTGTAGACATTGTAAACCCAGGAATCATTTGTTTTTCTTGTCTATAAAGTTTATTAGACATTTGTTTTTGTGTATCCACATATTGTAAATCTTTACTCATATAAAATAAGTTATCATATTCTCTATCTATTACTTGTTGAATTGCTGCCCACCCAATTGTGGCGTTCTCAATTACCAATAATGCGTTATTATATTCCTTAGATATATTTACAAGTAAGTTACCATAATCCCTTGTAGAAATCTTACCTTTATATTCCGCTACTTGTTTACAATCTTCTACTTCCATAACATGAAATGCCGAGTAGTCGGTCGCATCCCCCCTACTAACATCTGCACTCACAACATAATCTTTTGTATAATTTGGTTGTTCCCATATCCAAACATTATTATCAACTCCACGTTTTTCCATAGGGTCTTTTACCATAGTGGTTCTATATTCTTCTAAAATAACACCATCAACTACAGATTGACCAGAAGTGATAAAGTCACAATCACATTCTTGAGCGGCCATTGAAGGCCCCAATAATTTATCTTGTTCATCTCTCCAAGGTTGTTCTCTATCTGGATGTATAGTCCAATGAAGTTTAATCATATTCCAATTATTAGCACCATCTTCAGCATCTACCCAAGTTCTATGAAACCAATTACCAACACCATTTGGTGTAGAAAGTGCAATACATCTACCACCTAATGCCAATGTTTGAGATGCAGCAGTCCATATTGAATCTATTTTAGGAATAAATGCCGCCTCATCTAACACCAATAAAGATAGTGCCTCTGAACGACCTGCTTCATCTGAACTTGCGATTGCCTTGATTTGAGAACCATTTCTATATCTTAATGATAATTTATTATCTTCCACACAATTGGCCTTTAACCAACTTGGAAGATTTGCGTGCATTACACGAACTTTTGTTACTAAATTTTTAGCAGTATCTTGTTTGGTGGCAATTACTAATATGTTCTTATCTTGATGAAATGTCATCATCCATAATGCATATCCCGCAGTTAATGTACTGATACCTAACTGTCTTGCCTTTAAAATAACATTATATTCATTTTTTAATAAATCTTCAATTGTTCTTTCTTGAAAATCATACAAATTAAATGGTATTTTCCCTTTAAGTGGATGTTGAATTACGCAATACTTTCTTAAAAAATATACAGGAGATTCTGCACATTTTAAAAATTCTCGTTTTATTGCATTTTTTATATTTTTCTTATTATCCATTATTTAAACCAGTTGATACCTTTACCTATATTATATGCCGGTATTCCGACTATTCCTGCTCCATAGACAAAATATAACCATTTATTTTCATACCAAGATGGTTTTACTAATTTTACCTTCTTTTCTAATAACTTAATTTGTTCATCAGATAATTTAATTTGAGATTCATATAAAACTTTTAAAGAATCATCTTCTACTGACTTTCCCTTATAAATATCAAATAAACTGTCCTGATACGAAACTATTTTTGATAAACTTTCTACTTCAAATTGTAACTGTTTTATATTATTAGTTAAACTTATAGCATCCTCTTCGGTCAGAGTCATTTGTCCGAAAAGTGAACCAATTAGGAATAAGTGTATTATCCATTTCATTAGTCAAGATTATTTTAATTATCTATGTAGGACGTGAACTACACCAGTTGAACCAATTACTACTTTCCTTACACCAATTGGATAAAGTGTTTTAGTGGTAATTTGATCCGTATCTAATGTTCCACCACTAGCACAATGTATTACTACATTAGTAGCATTTTCAACAATAAATCCCGCACCAGAATTTGAACCTGTGGCATGAAAGGTAGTACTTGACGCCACCTCTGTTACCTTATTATAATCACCCAGTGCTAAATTGTCTGGTATTGCCATTTTAATCTCCTATTATTTTTTCTTAGCAAATTCTCTTAAAAAATCTTCAGCCTCAGAAATATCTTTTACTTTCTTTGTCTTAGAAGAACCTTTTTTTACTTCTTCTATTTCTTTTTCAAGTTTTTCTGCCTTTGTTTTTAATTTATCACTCTTTTTAGAAACAGATTTAGTGGCAGACTTAATTTGTTTCTTTTTTTTCTTTATATCTTTAATTTTTTTGTCTATCTTTACTATTTTCTTCTTTTTTATCTTAGATAATAGTTGAGATAATCCCAGAAAAAAAGTAAATATCCAAACAGGATTAATTTTTTTAAAGAATTTCCTGATTGAGTCCCTACTCATTAAAGACCACGTTTAATTTTAGCAAAGTATCTAATTAAATCACTTTTATCCAAATTTAACGCCTTAACTATTCTTGCCAGTGCTGCTACTTGTCTTTTTCGATTAAGATTAGCACCTTTAATAGCATCAACTGCTTTATTTAAATATCTTTCGGCTTGAGCGGGAAGTTTATAATCTTCTAAACCTTTACCGTCTTCCGTCATCACTTCCTTAATCTCTGTACGAATTATATTACGCAATTCATCTTGTGTCATAGTAAAATCTCCTAATTATCTATGTTAACATACATATAAATATCAATTAAATTGTTTCTTCTAAGTTTTTTAAATAATCTTCAGCTTCCACTAAAAGTTTTTTCATTTCTTCTCCATCATCTCCACCCCACTTTTCTTCATCTACCGAATAACCATCCGCTCTTACCTGATTCAAAAATGTGACCGCATCTGGAGAATTTTTCCACTCTTCTATGGTTTGTTTTAAATCTTTGATATAAGACCGTTTATTTTCTCTAACTTTTGTTTTTTCATATTCTTCATAAGTACCATTTATTCTCATTTTGGTTTCTTCGTTTACCACACAATCATGACACCTACTTTGTAAATAATAAAATTTAGTATCTAACCGACTTTTCATTATTTTCTTACATTCTGGACAAAACCACGGCATTCTTGCTTCTTTTAATACATCTGCCTTTTCTGAAGAAATTTTTCGTTCTTCTTTCTCTGTTTCAGTAAGTCCTATTTTATCTCCTTGATATCCTACCATTATACGTTTTTCTGGAGACTTACCATCAAGAATTGATTGTAATGCTTCGTTTTGTCTTTGATTTTCTCTACTATATCCCATAATAACCTATACTCCGTATTGCCTTTTATATTTGTAATATGTCGGAATACTTACACCTAATTCATAGATGATTTCTGTTACTGACTTATTACTTTCTAATACTTTTATTAAATCTTCTTTTTTCACTTTCGGGTTTTCCTCATAATATCTTTTGTGAGCCAATCTCTGTTTCTCTCTATACTCATCACTTTTCCAAAGTTCTTTACTAACTTTAGAAACTCCTCTTGAAATTTTTTCTCTTACTTCTTTACTTCTCATTACTTCCTTATGTATCTTTGAGTTTCTTTGTGCTAAACTCATTTTCTTTTTTTGTTCTTTCGTTCTCCTTAAACCCAATGTTGCTTTACCACCTGCAACTGCATCATTAGTTAAACCACCTGGTGAAATATTGTATTCTGGTTTTAATTTACTAATCCAATATTTCTCTCTTTCATCTAATTTATCAATACTATCTACTACTTCTAATGTTTCAACAATAAAGTTTTCACCACCATACTTTTTGATAGCATTACTCAATATAATTCCACTACCTTTATAATAGCGATTATTATTTTGTCTGGTCTGTCCTATGTAGAACTTTCCATTCAATAAATTGGTTGTTTTATATATTCTATAATATCCCATACCTTTATATAAATATATAGGATACAAAAAAATGTATTAAAAGTTCACCAATCCCAAAATCTGGTTAATCGGAGCAAAACTTCCTGTAAACTTATAAGTATTACCTTTATACTTAAATACTATTCCTTCTGATGGAACTATTGAAGATAGTCCACCAATTGCTTCTAATTTTTCAAGTTGGTGTTTTAACGTAGCCAACTTTTTAACATCTTTACCTCGTTTTACCTGTTTTATTGCCGCAATTACATCTCTTCTTATCTTTTGTACCGTACTATCTCCCGAAACTGCTAAATATCCACTAATATTCTTCAATATTTGTGCACCTACATCAAAAAATAAAACTTCAAAGGGTTTCATATTCTGTTTTACCGTTTCTTGATGGTCATTCTTATCAAATGATAATACCCAGTCTAAAAAATCAGGAAATTTCTTCAAATCTTTTTTAATCGTTGGTATCTTATATGACTTATCAAAAAACGCCCATCTTTTAGTTAAATTAATCAAAACTTTATTCGATATTTTTGCACTATGTTGTTTTGTTGCGTTAAAGATAAATTCTTCCCAAAATGATTGATGATACATAGATAAAGTATCATTATCTTTTAATGCATATTCTTTTTGTAATTTATTTAATCTACTGATAAACCCAGCCTTCTTTTTTCCAAAATCTTGTACTTTAGATACTGTTAAAAATTGAGGTTTACCAATTTTATAATGTTTTTGTACGTGTTGATTAACTTGTTTAATCATACCTGCCAACATTCGTCCAGAACCTTTAAGTTCTCCAATTGCCTTCCCGCTATCATCATATTCTAATGCTCCGTGAAATACAATCTCTGCTTTATCATAATTGATTACATTTGATGATGCTGGATACATGACTTCAAGATTCATCCAATTCTTACCATTACCAAAAATCTTTTCTTTTTGTGCATCGGATAATCTACCGATAGATTTTCCCAAATCTTTCATTGCAAATACAAAGGCATCTCTAATATCACCTCTACCTGCAAACTTAGATGCTACTCCACTCGTATCCATCGAATTTGCTCCAAAATTCTTTAGTTGACCTTTATTTCTGGCCGTGACTAATTTTCCATCTTTCCAACTAACCATTAAATTTTGACCATCAAGTTTCTCTGTAACATTATCTTCACGACTAAGATTTCCACCCAATCCTAAAGTAATAATGTTTTTTAAATCACCAAATGTCAAATTTTTATCATCAAAGGGATGATTCATGTGTCCATAGGCTCCACCCATTAATAATAACTCCTTTCCATTATCTTGTTTATCTGTAACTAATAAATTTACATATTCTTTTAAATCAAAAATATTATCACTATGAAATTTATCCATTGGTGATAATTTAAGCTTTTTTGCTCTTTTTGTATTTTGTCCAACTGAGTCTATATCAACTCCGGCCGATACGGGTGCCTCAACTGCCACTCCTGTATAATCTTTACCATCGGGAGTAATTCCGTTCCAATTAAGAACTTCCCAACCCAAACTACTCATTATAAATTTTATTCTATCTTTATATGCCTCTATTGGATTTGTCTTACCAAATCTTTCACCGTAGGCTCCAGCTCCTTTTTTACCATATGCCACTGCCGGAACTATGTTTTTTGAAGTTGTATAATCAAGTCCTGGATCTTTTGCAGAATCACTTATAATATAACTCAATAAATCCCAACCCGTATCATTGATTTGTTCATGAGAATACATATTTTCAATCCAAGACTTTGTAACTCGTTTGTAATCCTCAAATCCATCATAAAATGTTGGTGGGCCGTCATCCGTAGGAAACATACCACTATTAGCAACTTCTTTTAATAATTTTGGTATAATATTTGGATTATTAACTAAAAACCCATCATATACTTCAAATAATTTTTTAAATTTATTAGTCATCATTTGGAATACCCCTTTATCAAAGTATCCGAATGCCTTTTTAAATAATTTTTCTCTATTCTTTTCAAATTCAGGTGAACCAAGTAGTTGTCTTATAGTAGTTCCACTTACTTCCTTTCCACCAACTCTAACTGAAACGTGTGGTGCTGTATGAATGTATCCGTGTTCCTCGTATCCACTCATGTTATTTTTATTCTTTTTATAATCTTGATAATAAGTTTTTCCACCACTTTTCTTTGTTCCACCCGTTAATCTATCGGCGTCCTTTTCACCAAATATGTAAATTACTGCAGTTGTTTCTTCATCAAATTTATTTAATGTGTTTTTAGCAACATAAGGTGTTCTTTCTTTTATAATACGATTAGATGGTATACCCATTTTTTTCATATGACGAACTTTTTCCTTAAAGTTCATTGGATGTCTTGGTGGTTGTTTTATATCAGATGTAGTGATATATGCTACATCAACTTGTTTTTCTAACCATTTATAGGTTTTCAAATGGTGGGGCCCAAACGGTTGAAACCGTCCACCGTATACACCTACGACTTTTTTAATTTTTGATTTTTCTTCTATCACATTAGTTGTGGCTTCACTTTTCTCACTAATGGAATATACAACATTTTTAGTATATAAGTCAAGCGTTTTATTAAGTTTTTCAACAGTCACTCCAGTATCTTTAATTGCACTTTTCTTCTCTGCCTTATCTGTAGTAACGTATGTGTCGTATTTATCACCTGGAGAATGTTCATATTGACGAACTTTTAATTTAATTTTTGATTCATAATCGCTTGGTAAAGTATTCTCAATTCCTAAAAATTTAACCGCTCCTGGTATCAAATATAAAGTCACTTCTTTTTTATTTAAATTCATCATTAACTGACTTGATGTCCAGAGTTTATTTTGTGCCCTAACTAAATCATATTTGGGGCCTTCATTTTGTTTATGATTATAAAACGATGGAAATACCTTCTTGTAATCTTTTTCTTTAGTTAATATCTCTAAAGAATTATTCAATCTCACTACAGAAGAATGTCTATCTGTTCCACTAGTATATCCTTGTTCTGGATGATAAATCCCGTGATTTGACTTAACTACTGGTTGTTTTAAATCTTGTATTTTCACATAAGGACTAACTCTACTTGTATTTTCTATTTCAACTAATTTATTTCCATCACTAATTAATGTATGTCCCTTAATACCACCATGATATGTTATAAGTGATTCAACTGCATCTTTTAAAGTCGTTTTAGAAAGTGCCTCTCTGATTCTTACACCATCTTTAGACATAGCCTTCTTTTTCTTTGCTTTATCAAAATCTTTCTCATCTCGTTTTACAAATAGTGCTGAATTTACAATTCCTATTCCATGAGAATTCATTCCTTCTGACCAATCTGTATCTTGGTCTATCATATAACATAACTCCACACCATAACCAGTTAGTTCCCTAACTACTTTTAGATTTGGATTATAATTTCTATCTCGGTTTTTACCTATTACAATATCATCACCAAATTTTTTGGCTATTGCAATACATTCATCTACTTTACGATATTCATCATCTTTTCGTTGTTTATCTAATTGTTTTTTTACTTTATTAACTTTCTTTACACTTGGTGCACCACCAATAGATTCTTTTCTAAAAGTTCCAAATTTTGGTTGACCTGATTTTTTTGTTCTTTTTCCACGACTAACTAAATTTTCATCATCTGGTGAATTAACGGGTGTGGGTGCCTGATTATCAAGATAATTTGGTGGATTTAACATCTCGGTTGTAATCTTTTGTTTATCTAACCACTTTTTAGCCTGTTTACTTTTTATTGGTTTTTTAATAAATTTACTAATTCCCTTTCTAACCAACATATTGAATTTTCTCTGTGCTTGTTTTGGATTCAAGGTAGCATTATTATCTACTAACATAAAGTTAGACCCACCAAATAATCCTTGAAAGTATGCCATATTTTTTTGAACATTATTCCAATACTTTTCTACAAGTTCAGATGGTAAAACTCTATCTCTTAATTTATTTCTCATTTGTGCAACTTCTAATGAAGTATTAACAAATACCATATAGGTATCATAACCTAAATCAATCAATTTTTGTCGTTCTTTTTTTACATCTGAAAATTTATGACCAGTACCATCAATAATAACACCAAGTCTACCTTTTGAATATAACTTTAATCTTTGTTTACTCAATGCTTTAGCGTGTGTTCTCACTCCCATATGTGCACTATAACTTGGGTCTGTAATCTGTCTAAATAAATCATTTGACATATTATCTAAATCTGTTGTACCAAAATACTTTTTCAAAAACATTTCTAATTCTGTATCTTGATTAACAAGTTTTAATCCGTATGCTGAAGTGGTTAATTTATCGGGTATTCCAAACAATCCACCAGCAACATATGACTTTCCACTACCTGGCCCACCTGCAAGAAATACTGCTTTGAATATTCCTGGATCATTTTTTCCTTCAAATAAATCATCTGCTTTCCAAATATCTTTTGGGTCTTGTGCCATATCTAAAACTTGTATTCGAGCTTTCGTAACTCCGTGTTTCTTAGTTAATATTTTTATTATCTTTTTAGCTTCGGAATGTGATTTAGCCTTTGTATAAAGTATATCTTCGTGTTTCTTACCTGGAGGAATACCCCAAATTACAAATTCTTTTTTACTTTCATCTATAGTATCTTCGTCAAATATATTAACTGTTTTATGTATTCTGAATGTGGCAGCTTTTCTACCATTGATAGTTGGCATGCCGTGGTCATCTTTACCAATATCTTTGATTTTCATTTTCTTGTTTTTAAATTTACCAACAAGAATAGTATCACCAATATTAACTGGTATATTTATATCTTCTTCTATCAGGGGTTTAGTTAACCATTCAGTTAATTTATTCACTTGTATTTTCCGTTAAGTTATACTGAAAGTGCTCTCTTATACCATCCAAATATAAATCTCTCTTGTTCTGGTTTTCTATTCACTAAATCATAATAGTGTTTTAGACGATAACAACGAACTCTATCTACAGATGGATTATATTTTGACAATGCTGCCTTAGTACCTGGCCCAAATCCTCCATCGACTGATATTTTACCACCCTTACCATTGATTGCACTTTGTAAAATCTTTACTGCTGTTCTTCTACCTTGATTTACACACATATCAAAATAAATATGTTTTAAATTATCAGATACATCATCTATTTTATTCTTATCCCAATAATCTTTTTTATAGATTTCTTTAGCACCTTCTTTAGTAAGGTTCTTGATATCTACATCAGGATAAAATCTCTTTGCTATACCAAAATTGGTTTCGCCCCCTAAATCACTCGGATCGTGAACATATCCACCCTCGTGTTCTAAAGTTAAATCAATTATTTCATCAAATGTAGTTAGTGTTTCATTATTTGCCATAAATAACCTCCGTATTAAATTAAATAGCTTTTTTAATATGTTTAGATTTTCCATTCGTTAATTTTTCTTCTTGTTTTAATTTTACATCAGGTTTCCCTGTCAATTTATATCCAAGAACTTCTGCATTACTCATTCGAACCTTTTCAAATTCAGCTCTGTCCTTCTCATTCAACTCTCCACCAAACCCCTCATGTATCACTCGTTCAAGTTCTTCACCAATCATTCTATGTATAGCTGCTTTTGTTATTTTCATTTTAATCCCACCCTGAATGATTTTTTTCTAAGTGTCTATAAATCATAGTAACTATTTTTTTGAGAGTCTGTGCATGTTTTTTTAATTTTGCATCTTTTCTAGTATCAGTATTTCTTCCAACAAACCACTCAAAATTTTCAACTGCATCACCAAGTTCATAATATGCACTTTTAAGATTCATTTGTTCCTTTAACAATTCTTCTCTAATGATTTCTCTTAGTTGTGTTTTAGTTATTTTCATTTTACTTTATTTCCTAACAATTTTACCCATTCGTCATATTTTAATGAGACTGAACCTGTCCTTATGTTTCCATAATTAATGTTATCCATATCTCTAGCTCTACCACCACCGATTACTTTCAATGCCCTTTTTCTAAAATCATTTGGTATTACATCTTTTCCGGATCTTGCTACTCTTACGTCAATCCAGGGATTGTGGTTTGCCTGTTTTATAACTCTAACCTTTACAGGTATTTTAAGAAGTCTTCTCATATATGGTTTTAATTTTCTTGCGTATTTCGGATATTCTGACCATTCTTCTTTTGAAATTTTTTCATTTACGGATTCTTTAAGTGGTTTTCCATTTCTCAAAACCCTCTTAATAAATTTTACTCTTATTTGACTATCAAAATTTGATTTAGATAATTTTGCATCAGATGCAAACATTCCACCAGTTGCTTTCTTTTTAGCAACTAAACCCATATGAATATTTTTACCATCATTTTTCGCAACATAATACTGAGCATAACCATAATCTATGGTATCTTTTGGTTGAATACTATCAAATTTTACGGCTTCATTTACGGATTCGTCAATCGGAGTCATATATCCACCAATCTTTTTCTTCTTTATCATAGTCATTGGTATGGTGTATCTCCAATTATCATTTGGATTATAAACTTTCATTCCTTTAGAGTCTATACTCACTACTTTAACGGTGTCTTTCCATTTTCCATAATTAAGTAAATACCATTTCCCTACTTCTACATATCCACCTTTACTATGTGCTATTTTTGCTTCATTTACTGATTCCATTACACCAAATGCAATATCACCAACAACTCTATCTGGTTTAGATACATTTTTCTTATTTAAAATACCATATCTTTTACCATTCAACTTAAATGTATATCGTGGTAATCCCATACTTGTTTGGAAATCAGATTTAATTCTAACCTTTTTTAACGCTCTACCAACATCCATAAAGTTTTTTGCAGATTTCACTATTTTTTCTATTGTGTCTAATTCTTTTGATTCATTTACTGATTCTTTTAACTTAACAATCTTATAATTTCCTCTGAATTGCCAATCCAATCCATTTAATTGATTTTTTGCGTCCTTTTCAGATTTAAATTGTAATGCGTCTTTTACTTTTTTAACATCTCTGGATTTATTACTTAAATATCTATTTTTATCCTTCTTATATTGAATTACATATTTTAAGTTTCCTTCATTTACGGATTCATTTGCGTTTCGAAGTGCCACTTTTACTGTAGAATTTAAAGATAAACCTTTTTTAATTTTTTCAATTTTCTTAACAGCCCCTGTCATATTACCACTCATCTTTTTAGCTATATCTACTGCTTTCTTAATTAATATAGTAGAAACTCCTTCTTTCACAGATTCAAGTGATAACCATCCTTTTTTATTAGCTAAATCCCAAGTTTTTGGTGTAAAATGTTCTTTTCTATTACCTGGTGCAGCAAACATATAACTTGTTCCCCCAACACGACCAGTTTTAACACTTTTCAAAGTATATACTCTACGAGGGTCACTCTTAAATCTTACTTTCATTTTATTAATATCTTTTTTTTGTGGGCGAAGTGTTGTTTTGAATGAACCTTCATTTGCCGTTTCTTTTTTCAAACGACTTTTTTCTGCTCTACCTCTATTTGTAGATTCTTTTTCAAATCCCATAATTTTTCCTCCCTTATGTGATGCGTCCTTACCATCACCATTACCGTAAGTTCCTTTTTTTCTGTTATACTGATTTAATTCTGCTCTATATTTTTTTGCTTTCGGAGATGAACCATATTTCTTGTATTCTGCTTTATAATCTCGTTCTTCTTTTATACCAAGAACTTTAGTTAAATTTAACAATACATCTATTATTTCATCAGATCTAAAACCATCAAGTTTACGATGAAATGGTTTAATCTTTGGATGATTGTAAACTTTCATTATTGTTTTAGCTGTTTTACCGTTCAAACGCATACCATCAACTTCACCATACTTGTTAGCTTTAGCCAATTTTTCAATTTTTTGAATTGGTGTCATTTTCTTTAGTTCATTTACGGATTTTATTTCTTGTCTTATAACACGGCGTAACTTTTCCCTTATAGCTTCTTCCTTTGCCCATTTCTTAGCCATTTCTGGATCGTTTGCGTACATCCATTTTCTCTGTTTATCTGATTTGAAGGGCATTTTAATTAAAATGCTCTCTCTATAGAATCATAATCACTAAATTTCTTTTTAGCATATGCGAATAATTTTTTGTCTAATGCGTTTCGAGCAATATTTGTTTCATTTGCTCGTCTTAAATAATCTTGAACTATATTAAGTCCTTTATATGCTTGTTCTAATTTTTTATCTACTTCTTTTGCCAAAATTATTCTAGCTTCTGTATGATTATTTACATCAGTAAGTCGCTCTATTTTATTAATAAGAGCTCCACCAAGTTCTTTCTTTTCTGTTAATATTTCTTTTAATTTTATCATTATTTAAATTCCTTATATCCCATTTTACTTAACATACTATGTAAACCTACCATAAAAGTAGTTAAGGCCTTATCTGTATCTGCCATTTTCTCATACTTTTTCACGAGATTACCTACATCAGTTCCAATTTTTCCTAACTTTTTATATAATTCAGCATCTGGATTTCTTTCATTTATAGTAGCCTCATGTTTCTTAGTAGAGGATTCTAATGTTGGTAAAGGTTCTCCAAATTTTCTTTTCCAAGAGTGTTCTTTTATTAATTCTTTTAATTTTATCATTACTTTAACTCCTATTTTCCATTGGATGACTTTTCATATATTTAACGAATTGTCTTGCACCATCAATATATCCTAATAATTCTTTTTTATCAACTCCCTTAAAAAATCCACTTTTTAATGCAACATTTAAAATAGCCTTTGTATTTTTATTTTTATTTCTCATTACTATACCCTGTAATACATCGGCTTGGTCGGAAGATAATATACCCATACCACCCTCATTTACTTTTTTAACTTTATGCTTTTCAGTAGAGGTTTCTAATGTTGGTAAAGGTTCTCCAAATTTTCTTTTCCATGCGTGTTCTTTTATTAATTCTTTTAATTTTATCATTATTTTAACTCCGTCCAATCTTGTGGATTACTGTATCGTGATTTATAATACCATTTTTTATCTTTTACAGACCAAATATATGCGAATTCATCACCACTATTAAATTTTAATTTATCTCTATTTCTCCATGTGCTCGACATACTACTTTTTGAACCTCTATCACGACCATAAAATACTGTTTCACCTTTTTTTGGGTGTCCAAATGAATGGTCATCACCACCCTTAATACTTTTATCAATAGTAGAAATACCTTGTTTGCCAAGTTTCATTAATTGTTTAACTTTACCAGTATTGGAATAATACCGTTTTAACATTTTACCTGCATATTCTGGGTAACCATCATAATGTCCATAGGTAGATGCTATTTTACCACTCGGTGCTTCAATACCAACCGACCAACGAGTTCCCTCTGTTAATACTGACTGAATTTCTTCTTTAATTATTTCTTTAATTCTCGTTTTAGTTATTTTCATTGTTTTTTTCTCAGTTACGGAACAACAAGTATGTCCTTCTTTACAATTATCACAACACTCTTTATTTGTAAGTTTTCCTTCTTTAATGGATTCAAGAGATGGATATCCTCTTTGTACATTTATAACACTCGAAATAGCACGCTTTATACTTTTTTTACCTTGTCTATAATTATAAAACTCATTTGCTATCATAGCAGATAAATAACTTAATCCTGGGTATTTTCTGGGATTGTATATTGGATATTTAGATGCTAAATAATCTGTTATTTTTTTTAGTTGGCTTCGAGGAGCTTTCTTTGGAAATTTTTTATCTAAATCTTTAAATGTAGATGTAATATTCTTTCTTAAAGCTGAATTTACTATTTTTTTTTCATTTACGGATTCCATTTTTTCAGTACTATGTGGTTCATCAAAATCTGAATCTTCTTCTGGTGCATAATCTCTAAATCCACTTGGATGTATATTTACACCATCTATTATATTCTTATATTCTTCACGCACTATGCGTTTTAAAACTTCCAAAGCATCTGACATTTATTTACTCCAATGATTGCAGTTATTCAGTAATAAATATTAACTTACAAAAATATACATACTTTTACATCAAGAAAAGACCTTTACTCCATATTTTTTAGAAAATGCAGTCGCATCTATGTAAGAATTCACAATTGGTTGTCCTTTTATGTTTAAACTTGTGTTTAATACCATAGGACACCCCGTTTTTTTGTAAAATTCCTTAATTAACTTGTAAAATCCAAGATTATCTTCCTTAGAAACAGTTTGAACTCTCGAAGTACCATCTATATGACATATAGCTGGATATTTCTTTGGATATTTACACTTTGCTACAAATTGCATAAATTGACTCTTCTTAACGGGCATATCAAATAGTTCATGAGCGTGTTCTTCCAATACTGCAGGTGCAAATGGTCTAAATTCTTGTCTATGTTTGATTTTATTCACTTTATCTTTAATTTTCTTACCACGAGGATCAGCCAACAGCGATCGATTGCCCAATGCGCGCGGCCCAAACTCAGCTCTACCATTTGCAACTCCAACTATGTTAGTTAGAAGTAATTCATCTAATACTTTCTTTCTTGGATAACGGCCACCTATATCATAACCTGTAAATGGTGTTTTCCAATTCACGTGCTCTCCGAAAGCATATGCCGCACATCCTAACGAACTACCTGCATCTCCTGGGTTTGGTAATATCCATAAATTAGGATATAACTCTTCTGCAATAATACTATTGGCTACACAGTTCAATGCAACTCCACCACCATATACACAATTATCTGTTTCGGGAACTAATCTTTGGGCCAATTCAAATACACTATATATCTCATCTTCACAAATACTCTGTACATTGGCGGCTATATCAAATTTCCATTGTTCACTATCATCATCTGGGTAGTATGTTGGATTCCAATCTAAACATCCTCTATGTAGATTTTGTGTTAATCTAATAGGTAATGGTGTCTCTTTGAAAAAATCATTCCGTATATTCTGTTTTAATTCTTTATCAACCGTTCCCCAACCTGCCATTCCCATAAGAATGTATTCATCTTCTTGTGGTTTCAATCCTAATCGTTGAGTCATTGCACTATACCACAATCCTAATGAGTTTGGATATCTTATCGAGTATCGTTTTTCTAAATGTCCCCCATACGCATACCAAATAGAACAAGTTTCCCATTCTCCCATAGCATCTATAACCACAATTGCAGATTCTTCATAAGGTGATGTAAAATAACCTGCTGCTGCGTGAGATGTGTGATGTTGTACATATTCTATTGGTGTATTTCCAACAAAATCTCTTAAATAATAAGATGGTAAATTTTTACGAGATAATACTTCACCGTATTGACCTGCTCTTAATTGTCTTAACTTTTTTAGATATGGTCTTTCATAATATACTACCTTATCTGGTCTACCATATTTAAAACAATCACTAAATAGTGGTTGATTCAAATCAGGGTCGTTTTTAATACCACTATAACGTTCACTATGTGCAGCAAATAATATCTCACCATCTTCTATCATAGTTATGGCTGCATCGTGGTTTAAAGCGTTTATTCCTAATATTTTCATTTAAAGTATTCCTCTACTTTTGGTGTAATAACATCTGCACAAAATGCTTCGTGTCCTTCTCGTGTAGAATGTATTGTATGATCGAATGGGATATTATTTTCTATATTATGTTCATATATACCTTTTGTTCCATCATATAAACAAAACTTATCCATATCAATTAAATCATATAAATGTTTTGGTTCTTCGTATTTGGATAACCCTTCTGTAAATAAATCATTTAAGCTTGTCATAAAATATGGTATATTATATTTTTCTAAAAACCATTGTGTTCTCAATATATTTTCTAATGTTTCCCAAAACATTCCTTCAAAGGTATAATAATCTGTATACCAAGTTTTCCAAAATTCTGTATCCGCTTCTACCCAATTATGCATCCCACTTTTCATCCATAAACTATTGATATCTTTTGATTTTTTATAAGCCTCTCCACTCATCGTCACAGTTGGATATGTTAATTTATCATCAATAACTTGATCTAACCATAACTTACTGGGTTGTTTTTTAATCTCTCCCCATTTTAATGTTTCTTTTCTACTAATCAAAATATCTTTTCTACTAACATCAGTCCACATCACCCCAACCACTAAATCTTTTTCATCCATATAATGATGGGATATTGTATTTATTAACTGTTTTGCTATAAAGGAATTTCCACTCATACCAGAACCAAGATTAACTAATTTTGTATTCATTTGTTTAGATATGAGATTTGGCCAAGAAAATCCACCTGGTCTATCTTCAGTAAAACTACAACCACTTGTTAATAGGGTTTTCATTCGAAATATTTCTCCATCTTTATTTCTCTCGGTGTGAAATCGTCTCTGTCTATAATATCTTTTAAAAACAAATACATATTATAATTATTTTTATCATTTAAATGATTTTTCCTATCATCCTTTGATATAGTGTTCGAATCAAAATTAGGTTCTTTCATAGAAATATCTTCATACAAATATAAATTTCCCCAAACAACATTTTCTGGTATATAATCGGGAAAACTTTCTGAAAAACATTTTAAAAATATACATTTTTTATTATATTTCTTCACTACACTCTCTATTTCTCTCAATAACCCTCTATGTGTTGTTTCCATATGTGAATCATCATATAACATTTTATAATAATACTTTACTGCAGTTTGTAATTCCTTATAATTAAATACTGACGGTAATATTCCATGACTGTGAGAATATCGCTTATCATCTTGTATTTCAATAAATGCATTTTTATCCATCCCTTGATTAATTGTAATTGGTAATTTAAATGGATTAGATAACCTACTTGGATCTGTGATACAAAATATTATTAAATCGGCCTCCTTAATATTTTCAATCATTCTCTCGTAGGCATGAAATAAAGATAACCCAGATGTTCCCTTACATAAAATTTCTGCATTATATTTTTTAACTATTCTCGACGGCCAACTCAGGGGACTAAAATCTACTACAAAACTGTCACCACAGAAAGCTATTTTTTTCCTTGATATGATACTATCCCCGCATTAGCTATTATTTGTTCAAACGTATATGTTTCTAATTCATCCATATGTTCAATCGGATGTAACGTTTCAAAAAAATCTAAAATCCAATCATAGTCCTGATTGTTATATGCTATAAGAATATCACAAATATCTCTTTCTGTTATAACATATTTATTATTTGGTAATTCTATTTTCATTTTTCCTCTGTTATATTTTTTTCTAAATTCTCGGTTAAATGTTTCATACTACCTCGTTCAACTATCAAATCATAGTTATATTTTAATGTAGGAATCATATCAATATATAACTTATGTAATTCTTCAATAGGCATTTTATCAAATTTCATCAATAAGTTAAAAACTTTTTCAAATCTCTTATCGTTATTTTCTTCTTCATCATAACTCTCGTCCCAAAAATCTCCAAATGTTTTAAATCCTATACTTCTCATATGTTTTAAAGTATATGGACTACCTAAAACTATAAATGGATGATAATGTATAATAGGTTTATAAACTTTTTCTGTTATAATATAATCAGCCTCATAAAAAAACGTCTCAGTAACTAAACTGATATAACTACTCTTATAAATATCAACCGTCTCATCTCTAACAGTAAAAATATATCCAGGACTCTCATGAGAAAAAGATTCATATACATTTTTTTTATTTTTTACTAACTTATCCATCTCTGAATATAATTCTTTTTGTGATATTAAATTATAACTTCCTTTTGGTTGAGCGGTTAAATTTATCAATTCATTTAATGGTGGTACTTCTGAATCAAACTCTGGGTCTAAATTATAGGTGATATAATTAGTTTCAAATAAGTTATGTTTACTTGATAATGCTAATAACAATACTCTATGCCAACAATTATTCAATCGTCTATTTAACGATAAAATTTTCTTTTCTCTTTTATCAGTTAAAAAACTTAAATCTTTATAAAACCTCTTAATATTATCTTGTCTATTAAAATGTAATCCTACCTTATACATTAAATAATCAGTACTTACAAACTTTATTTCAGTTTGTGGTAATGAAAGATTTCTATTAATTAAAACCATAACTTTATCTTTTTTTATTCCTCGTAAATCTATAACTTTTTCTAAATCAGAAATAAATCTCTTTACATCTGAATCGGTTATCCAATCTATTAATAAATAATAATTTGATTCGTTATTAACTCTATGTACTATATCATCGGTTAAATTTGAAATTATATTTGAATCATTTAAAAGATCCCATGTATCTCTTATATCATTACCTATTAATTTACCAAACTTTTTACAAACCTCTCGTATTTCATTTTTCATAAACTACTGTCTCAAAACCTTTATTTCTTCTTCCCCACCATATAGCCTTTGTACCCCATTCTCTAACATCATTTTTATAATTTTCAGAATCAAACTGATAATTATAACCACTATTTGTTAATTTTTTATTGTTGAATAGAACATCTTTTATATTATAATCAAACCTTTTCATCATAGGATATTTTTCAAGTGGATTCTTTATTATCGAAGATTGAAATTCTATTATATCATTTTCAACTTTCTCATTTAAATTAAATTGATTTAAAAACTCTCTAACACTATCAAAAAACTCATCTCTATTTAATGCAACCTCTAAAGCGGTGGCTTCTTCAAAATTCCAATAAAAATTTCCAGTTAAATCTACAGCTCTTCCCCATAAAGTTTCTTTTCTTAAAACTTTACCTAAAGTATTTTTTGTTATCAAATATTGTTTTCCCATAAAACTATTAGGATTATCAACCATATATGTATAAAATTTTTCATAAAATTCTTTATAAGATACTTTCTTAACAGTTTTTATAAATCTTGATATATACTTTAAATGCCCTAAACTATAACCAAACATAAATAACCACTTCCATACACTAGCCTCAATATATTGTTCTCTTGTCATTGTCTTACTACCAACTACCATATATTCACTTTCATTTTTCAATAAATCTGCATTTTCATGATGATAAAATGCTGGAGTAGTTTCCACAATATCAATATCATATTCCTTAATATATTCGGCGTCAAAAAATGGTGTGTTGGGTAATGCCGTCAATGGATGAATATCAACATAATCATTATATCCCAAATCTAATAACTGAAAAATTCCATCTTTAAATGATTCAACAGTTTCCATAGGTAATCCAAGAATTATTTCAACATAACTAACCAAATTTTCATCTTTATATAAATCAAAAAATTCTTTTAATTTACCATCATCTACATTTTTTCTTTTTACTGCCTTTAACACTTCAGGATTCCTGGACTGTAATGCAATCGTTATCCCTTTCATCATTTTAGCCTTAGTCAATAATTTAGCCAATTCAACAACTTTATCTGCTCTAGATTTTGCCCAATCTATTCTAATATTATCTGGATAACCTGTTTTCTTCTTTAAATCTGTCATATATCTAACTTGGTCAAGATGTTCAGGAAATAATCCAAAATTAGAATCTGCGTTATAAAAAAATAATAATTTATTTTTAGATATCCAATCTAATTCTTTAAATATTTTTTCGTTTGATTGTTTTGTGAGTTTCTGAAAATATTTATCTCCTATTTCACAAAATGTGCATTGATACGGACAACCACGAACACTTTCAATACATGCTTCAAAGTCATAATTATGGTCTTTAATTTTAATTAAACTATCAAATAACCCATCTAAATATGGACTTGGCATTGAATCTATATCTTTAATTCTTGGTCTTGATGATGTAGTGATAAATTTATCACCATTAATAGTAATTCCGGGAATATTTTTAAAATTTGAGGTATCTTTTAAATTCTCAAGTAATATTTCTTTAAATGAAATCTCTCCTTCACCGTGAACTGTTATATCCACATACGGGTGTTCTATAAAAAAATTAAAAACTTTATCTGACTTAGGTGTGCCCTGCCCACCAAAAACTATAAGACAATTTGGATACTTTTCTTTTATTTTTTTGGCTAATTTATAATTTATATGAGTATTCCAAACAAAATTTGAAAATCCAACGACTGAAGGATTATCTATTTTATTCATAATTTTATCTATTACATCTCTATAATAAATCCAACCACCTAACTCATAATTTGATTTAATAGTATTATCTAATATACATTGTCCCCAAATTAAACCAGTGCTATACGGTAATTTAACTTGGTTTTCAGTAATATCACTTATTTCAAACAGATATACTTGTTTTTTCATAAATTTTCATCAATTTAGTTATAAGGTCATCTACATATCCATCATGAGCAAAAAATCTCTTCTGATTATAAATAACCTTTTCTTGCACTTTATCTAATTTTTCATAAAATTCTTTATCTGGTAAAGTCAACACTCTTTCTATTTCTTTCCAAACTGCCCTTGTTCTTTCTTCCCAAGTTTCCATTTCATCGTAAGATTCATCAAATATATCATTATAAGTTTTGAATCCCATCTCGTTTAAAAACTTCAAAGAATTTTTAAAACCAATTAGAATAAACGGTTGACCATAATATAATGGTTTAGTGAATTTTTCAGTAAAATATGCACTTATTTTATCTTGGTCAAATGCTTCCCACCCACCACTAGATTCTTGTACGATACTAAAATAAGAATCATTATGAAAAAAATCCAATACATTTTTATTGGGGTCTAAAAAACGAGCGTTCCCACCTGCCAAATTTTCTAAAAGTTCTTTTTGAGTTAAAGATACATCTAAAGTAATTCCTTTTGATAAATCACTAATATATCCAAGATTTTTGAATCTCTCCAACTTATCTAAAATATATTCTCTTGGTTTAGTATGATTTCCATTTAAATTTATAAATTTTTTACTTGGTAATACTTCTCTATCCTCATATTTTACAAATTTATATGGATTATATCCTATATTTTTTATCAAATTTTCTTTATCATGTAAAAAATACCAAGGAAACCCAATACAATTAAATTTTGTATCATAATTTTTATCTAAATCTAAATCACCATTAATAAAAACAACCTTACTTTCATCTAATTTCAATTCTTCACATACTGTATGTAATTCTCTAATTTCATTTGGTGCATGTGATTCAGTTTTCATCCAAAATATCCATAAATCATTATCTTTAACATAACCACCATCTATTAAACTTTTATAATAATCTATATCATATTCTTGAAATCCACCCCCATTTACAAGAAATATAGAATTTTTACATACCTTTTCAAAAACTACGTTTAACTTACCAGTAACCCAATTAACTTCATTATAAGCAAGTCGTTGTGGGTGTAATTGGTCAATCATTTATATTATCACCATATCGAATAACTGTACAACCATCTATATCTGAAATATATCTCCAAGGGTCAATAATCACCGAACCCTTTTCATATGGGAAACTTATAAACTCTGGATGTTTAGTTCCTATAAAATAACAACAAGGTTTTTCATCTAAAACTATATCCCAATCATCTACGTGAGGATCCCAGTTAAAAACCTCATGTCCTCTATCTTCTAATATGTTTTTTAAAAGTATTGCTGGACTTCCTACCGTGAGATTAGTTTCAGGTTTAAATGACTTTCCAAGAATACAAATTTTCTTATCTTCATAATGTTCTTCTATCAAATCTGCAAACATTTCAGTTTGAACTTCTCTTTGTTTCATTATATTATCAAACCAATTAAAACTCACACCCAACTTATCACTCAACCAACTCAAAGCTATATTATCTCGTGGATGACAACCACCACCATCTCCCATACCACCACTCAAGTATTTATCTGAAATAATCCTAACGTCACACATTTTTAAGGCGTTCATCACATCATCTACATTTGTATTTGGTAAATGTTCACACATTTCCATTACGTTATTTACAAATGCTATCTTAGTTCCAATATAAGTGTTATAAGTAACTTTAATCAATTCTGCATTCTCAATAGTTGTTTCATAAAATGGAGCGTGATTTATTGTTCTATAAAATTTCTTTGCCTTTTCTGCGGCCTTTTTATCATCAACACCAAATAAAATAATTTCTGGTCTTAAAAAATCTTCAATGGTTGTTCCCATAGCAATAAAGAATGGATTGTAACATAATTTAATATAAGTACTTAAATTTGGTAAAATTTCTCTACGAATTGTTCCAGGTAGAACTGTAGAAATCACTATAACTACCATTTCCTTATTTTGTTTTATTAACTCCTCATCTAAATCCATAAGGCCTTGTTTTAAATAAGTGTAATCAAAATCTTCTCTCTCATCTGGTATTTTAGTTGTTCCTTCAAACTTTTCACCGTGTGGTGTTTGTATTGGAACAAAAATAATTTCTGAATGTTTTACTACTTCTTCTACACTCTTTATTTCTATTTTACTTTTATCTAAAAATCCTTGTGCATTAACTTCTTGATACTTTAATTTTTTAGTATCAATAATTTCTTTAACTTGGTCTGAAGGATCATAACCTACTACTTTATGACCCCTTGATTCTATTACCAGTGCACATGGTAAACCAAGTTTTCCCAATCCTATAAATCCTATATTCATTTTAATTTATCTCCAATCTGATATGATATACACAAACGATTAACTTCCGTTCCTCTATTTAATTCTTTATATTCATCTCCACCGAAAGCAAATATAACACAATCACTTGGTTTCAAATTATTCTCTTTACAAAATTCAAGTTGTTTATTCTTATATTTGTTCACACTAAAATCTGGAGGAAAGTGTGATAACAATTTAGTACCAAGATGTGCGGATAAATGACTGTATTGATTCCACTCATTCATAATATGTATATTATCATCATAATACTTTTTCGTATACCTTATACCACCTCGTATTCTATTAGAAAGATGAAAACCTTTACTTAAACTAAATGTTATATCTTCAATGCAGTCGTACTTTGTGAAATCAAAGTTTATTCCTTCTCCAATCACATAATAAGCACAATCAATCAATACAGGTACTCCCCATCTTTCACACTCATCTAATATTTCTCTCATCTTTGGATGCTCCATACCATAATCTGAAAATGGCAAACTAATAACAACTGCATCATCAGGTAGAATATCTTCATCTTCCAAATAACACCATGTGTGAAACTTCTTCCAATTTGCTTTATGATAAAAGAATTCTCCTTTAAAACATCTAAATCTTCTATCGTGATTTCTCATCCAAAAACTATCAAATGTTTGACTTGTTCCTGCTACAAAAGACCTATGTTCATAAGTGTCTAATCCTTTTAAATTATTTAACTTTGATGCTTTAATATATTCATCAAATTTATCTGTAAATAACTTTCCATTTTTAGGGAAAGAATAATGGTCTGTGATAATCACATCAGTTAAATCCTTCAACGATTCTTTCCAAAATTCTACAACTTCCAAATCTGGAATTGCGTTCCCGCCTCTATATTTTTCTGTTATATTCATACAACCTCTGTATACCTTCCGTCAATGTTATAAATTCAAAATCAATAGTATTTTCTAAATGAGTAAAGTCTGCTCTATAACTTCTCGTATCTTCATTATTGGCATAACTAACATATTCAGAAATATTTATATTTAAAGTTTTTGATATTTCATCAACTATATCCTGTTTAGTTAAATTTAATTCATCGCAACCCACATTTATTATTCCCTCAAAATCCTTATCTAACAATTGTAACAAAATATCTGCACAATCAGATACATATAAATTTGGTCTCCAAGTATTTTTCCCATATATTTCAAATTTCTCTTTGTTCATAACACACTTTACAAACTCATTTATCATTAAATCGTTTCTTACCACATCACTAACTCCAAATAATGTTGCCTGTCGTGCAACTATTGGGCTAACTGGATTAGCAGAATATAAATTATATAAAAATAATTCTGATTTATATTTTAATTCTGCATAATGTGATATCAACTCTACACTATCGTGTTCATTCATATCTCCAGTCCTAAATCCATAAACACTACAACTACTTGGAAACACAAACTTTCTAACTTTATTTTTAAGACATAAACCATGTAATACTTTTAAATCCTCTAAACCATCTTCTATTTCTTTATCCGAATTAATATCTTGTATTCGTGGGCCCGCTAAGTGAAATACTGCATCCACCCCATCAAAATGTTTTTCATATTCTTTTATATTCTTTATATCATCTTCTATAAATACAGTATTATCTTCCCATCGTCTTTTAACATTATATATTAGTTTATCAATTACAACCAATTCATGACCAGAAAGTTTTTCACACAAATGGTGTCCTAAATATCCTGCTCCTCCTGTTATCAAATACTTCACAATTAGTACTCCTCTCCACCTTCACCTACATAGTGAGAAGTAGTAACTTCTTCTTCATATAGTTTTTGGTGTGTGTATTCCATACTTGCATAAGTACTTCTATGTGGTAGATTTTTTGGATCATACTCACTTGAACTAAGATAATAAAAAAATCTTATTGCACATCTACCCTCAACATCATCAGGACAATTAACAGTACTTACTGAATGCCAATCTCCTTTTTGCTGTGATTCTTCATACCACATATTTTCCTTAATAACAAATCTATTAAACGTTGGTGCTACCGAACCTAACAGTTTAGCACTTGAATCAACATCTTTATTCTTATCCCATACTTGATGGTGACCACCCCATTCATCTTTCCAATCTGGAGTTATGAATAAAAGTGATGTTAAAGTTCTGTGTAATCGTAATCTATCATTCCAATTAAAATCATAATGACAACCAAGATTACTTCCATTTCTAAATATAGAAAATCCAGTACCAACTAAATGTGGGTCTGGTATTAATCCTACTACACCTGTCAGTTGTTCTAAGTCATACAACATCTCGCCCGAATGCATCAAGTCATATGTAACTTGGTGTGCTGTAGGACACGAGATTAAATCATTAAACTCTTCCATACGAGAACCAGCCCGTGTGAAAACTGTCCATCCACCTTTCGGTGCACTAATACATTCCTCATATATTTTTAAACAAGTTTCTTCATCTAAAAAATTATCAAAAACGGCATGTGGAACTCCTGCCTTTTTATTTTTATCCCACTCTTGTTTTTTATTAATCATAGTTATCTCCTTTAATTATAAACATCTATAAATTCTCTTTTCATATGAGTTCCAGCACTTCGTATATTACCAATTTTTTGATATTGTATTAAAAAAGACCTTCTCCATCTATCTTTAGATTTATTCTCATCTGAACCATGTAATACGTGAGAATTTAATGGTGTTACTGAACCAGCCTTTATTGGAACATATATTTTTGGCCATTTGTCTGTCCATACTCCATCAACCCAAGTACCAGGAACATATAAAGGTTTACCTCGTTCATTTGGGTGTTCGTCTGGATTTCCCGCAATTCTTTTTTCATCTCTTGAAGCAAATTCAGTATGTGATGAATCTGGAATAGGATATACCATTCTATCTTTATGTGAACCAGGATACCAATATAAACACCCATTTTCTTCATCTGCATCATCTATTGCAATACTTACATTAATTACTTCTCCATAATTCGCATGAGAATAAAATATATTATGATGCACATCTCTACCGAGTTCTCCTGGTGGTTTAAAATACATCCAAGTTTGAGTTGCCTCTATCTTACAATCTGGAATATCCAAATCTTTCCCCATCAGAGTTTCTATCATACTAACAATTCGTTTATCTTTCAATATTTTTGAAAATAATTCTGAATCTTTATGTGGGTGTCTATAAAATCTATATTGATTAGCAAATCGTTTTTTCTTCTCCGAATCCCTTTCGTTGAGTAATCTCACAGATTCGCTTCTCATTTCTTCTACTTCTTCTGGAGTAAATAATGGATAATTTATAAATCCATTTTCTTGCCAGGTGTTTATTAACTGTTCGCTATTTTTCATAGTATTTCTCCTCATACCACTCAACTGTTTCTTCTAACCACTCAATTATCTTATTAGTCCAACTTGACGGAACGGGTGAATTATCCCACTCTCTTTTTTTATATATCATTTTAACTCCATTTTAATTATAAACATCTATTAATTCTCTTTCCATATGTGCACCAGCAAAAAAGTTTCCACCCTTTTTAGCATATCCTGATAAAAATGCTCCTCTCCACTTATCCTTAGAAACATTATCATCTGAACCATGTAATACGTGTGAATGTAAAAATGTTACTGTGCCTTCCTTTGCAGGTAAGTATACTTTTGGATATTTATCCACCCACTCACCATTCACATACGTACCAGGAACAAATATCGGTTTACCTCGTTCATTTTCCCAACCACTTGGATTTGTTTTCATTCGTTCTTCATCTTTTAAATCATCTGGTATTGGATAACATATTTTTTCTTTATGTGAACCTGGATAATAATATAAACACCCATTTTCTTCATCTGAGTCATTAAGTGCTAAACTAATATTAATTATTTCTCCCCAATCAGAATGAGAATAAAATATGTTTTGGTGCACATCTCTACCAAGTTCTCCTGGTGGTTTAAAATACATCCAAGTTTGGTGTCCATTAACTTTACAATTTGAAATATTTAAATCACTTCCAATTAAAAGCTCTACCACATCAAGTATTCTTTTATCCTTCATCACACTCTCAAATAATTTAGAATCTTTATGTGGATATTGATATGGTTGGTGTCCATCCATACCGTGTTTTTCCCAATCTGGATCTCTTTCGTTAAGTAATCTCCACGATTCTTTTCTCAATTCTGCAACTTCCTCTTTAGAAAAAAGTTGTAAGTTAATTAATCCAGTTAGATTCCACATATCTAATATTTGTTTTCTATCTACCATCCCAAACTTTTACCGATGTTTGCCAAATACCCCGATTTGGCCAAATACCACTCAACTGTTTCTTCTATACCTTCCTCAAAAGTATATTCGGGTTTAAATCCAAGTTCATTTTGTATTCTCTCTGTACTACACGCCCTAAAAGGAATTGTTGTAGGTTTAGAATTGTCCCATTCAACTTTAGGAGTTTTACCAGTAACTTTAAGTATAGTATCTACTATTTCCCCTATGGTGATTGTTGAACCATAACCAAGATTATATGGTCTCATAGATTCACCTTTTTCTAATACTAATAAAGCACCCTTTACAACATCTTTTACATACAGAAAATCTCTAACCACATCAGGACTTCCCCACACTACAAATGGATCTTCATCCATCAACACTCGTTTAATGAGTGCTGGAATTACATGACAAGTTTTTAAATCAAAGTTATCGTGGGGCCCGAATATTGCTGTTCCACGTGCAATCCCCATCTTCATATCTGTTAGATGTGAGGTATGTTCTATAAGTTTTTCTCTATATCTTCTCATCCACCCATAACCATAATAAGAAATATATGGTTCATCATCCCAATACTCATCTTCCGTGATTGGATATCGTCTATCGGGATAACCAGTTGAACTATTTAGGTCTAAAAACCCTTCTATACCTGCCTGATAACTAGCATCCAAAACATTTGTAATAACATTTATTTGATTAAGTGTAACTTGAAAATCTGTAGGAACACTAGCAGGATGACAAATATTTCCTGCACTATGAATAACATAATCTGCACCCACTATCAAATTTAATGCACCATCTAAAGTTTCTAAATCTATATCATCAACAACTTCTATTCTCTCATCTTGAATTTTAAGTGGATTCTTATGTGTATGAGTTATTACTTGTGCTCCTCTTGATAATAATTCCTCTATGTAATGTGTAGCTATAAAACCACTCCCACCTGTTATAACTACTTTTTTATCTTTAAACATTATAATGATGCTCCATATGTTAATGGAAACCCATTTCTAAAATGACTAACATCATTATTGATAATAATCTGATATGCCATTATCAATTCTTTAATTCCATCATCCAAAGAATATTCTGGTTTCCATCCAGTTTTTTCTACTTTTTCATTACTCACAATATAATCCCTTTTATCTGGATCTTTATAATAATCCGAATAAGTTATTGTTAAATCTGGAATATATTCTTTAATTTTTTCTGCTAATTGTTGTTTATTAATATTCGTATCTGATAACCCCACATTAAAAATTTCTCCCCTACAATCATCATAATTATCAATCATAAAATCAAATACATTTGCCACATCTCTAATATGAATATAATTACGAATAAATTCTCTTTCAAATATTGTAATATATTTATCAGTTAGTGCCTTATACACAAATTCATTTACTAATAAATCCAATCTCATCTTAGGTGATACTCCAAATACCGTGGCTAATCTAAATACAATTCCGTTACTAAATGATTTAACATAATTTTCTGCATCACATTTAGTGTGTCCGTAATGTGAAATTGGTGTTAACGTATCCTGTTCTGTAACTTCTCCATCTGTTCTACTCCCATATCCACTATTGGTATTTGGAAATAATAGTAATTGGTCTGGAGACATATTATCAACAATTTCCGTTACTTGATAATAATTTATTTGAGTTGCTAATTGTTTATCCTTTTCACAGGCAGGAAATCCAACTACTCCAGCCAACGGTATAATACAATCAGACTTATCAATATAGTTCTTCAATTTTTTATTATCTCTAACATCACCATACACAAATTTAAAATTCTTTTTATAACATAAATCAGTTAATGTCAATTGATTATACATTAAATTATCATATACGGTTACATTATGTCCTTTATCTAATAATAAAGGAACAATAACTGATCCGAGATATCCTGCACCACCTGTAATTAATATTCTCATAAATTCAAACTCCCTATTATATATTCTGTAAATATTCTATGTCCTATTAGTGATGGATGATATGCTCCTCTATCTTCAAAAATATTATTACTATCTTTCATCCAATCCATTGCCTTCTCCCATTTGTCACACTCATCTAAAATACATTGTATACTTTCAGTATCTTTATGAAAAAATCCACCTAATCCACTTTTAGATATATCTTCCCAATGTGGATTACCACCAACACTAACAGGTAAAGTATCTCCATATTTCTTTTTAAGTGAATTAACTATCTTATCACTACCATATTTTAAAGTCAATTCATAAAAATACTCAATCATAACTTTATCAATCGTTTTGATGTTACCAAAATCTCCACCTAACCACCGAGTAAAATTTCTCCATACTATAAATTCACAATTTGGATATTGTTCTTGTAACTTATTTAACTTATCACTAAACCAATTTTCATAATTTACAAAATAATCATAAAATGAATTTCCTCGTAACCCTATTAATTCTTCACTATCAGCAGTTTCGTGTTTCCAATCTCGGCCTGTTTCGGTTAATTGTACAACTACATAAACTTTATCATATGTGTTTGATAAATACTCAATAGAACTTTCTAATCCCATTAAAATACCAACATTAGATTGTCCTGGTACTGCCTTTAACAAATAATCTGTATCTAATAATCTTGAAAAGTGGCCACCTAAATTATTATTCATTCTATATGAAAAATTATCATACCTAAATCTTTGTTCTCCAACCGATTTAATAGTGGTTGCCATACTATCACCAAAAGTAAAACTTTCCCCAAAAAATGCACTACATACTTTTTTTCCTCTTTCAACTAACACATCAGTATTAGGATGTGTTATTGAACCAGGATCAATCTCCGAACTTACTGGTGGCCACTTAAAAATTAATTCGGAATCAGTTAATATATTATTTTCTCCAGAAAAAATATCAGGTGTAGTTGTAAGATGTAAAGGAGGATCAGTATGGAGAGGGCCCCATTCGTGTATCAACTTTGGTAAATTTTCTTCCCAATTAATATTATATTTCATTTAAATACCAGTCTATTGTTTTTTCTATACCATCTTTTAACTTTACTCTTGGATTAAATCCTAATTCGTGTGCCCTTCTCATACTCATTAATCTTTTCATATCACCATTTGGTTTTGATTCATCATATATTCTCGGTTTTTTAAAATATTCTGATACTATTGTTGCTATGTCTGAGATTGTTACTCCCGTTCCACTACCAAGATTTACAGTATCGTTATGTTTATTTTTAACCATATGTAACATACCTCGTGCAACATCTTCAGAATAAATAAAATCTCTAATTGGTGTTCCATCACCCCAAACATTTATCTCATCATCTTCTACTCCCTTTTTAATCAAAGATGGGATCACCATAGAATTTTTTCCAAAATTATCATACGGCCCATAAATGTTTGCAGGTCTCACAATAGATATATTCTCATATCCATATGTGGCTCTAATAGAATAACAACTTAACTCACCCATACGTTTTATATAACCAGGAACTTTATCATTATCACTCGGAACTGTATGCCAAACTTTATCCTCTTCATAAATTTCCATTGGTGGATATACACCTATTGAACTCGTATATAGAAACCACTTTGGTTTATATTTACCAACTGCCTCAATTACATTAGTGTCAAATTGTAACATTGGTAGATATTCTGCTGGACTATTTTTTGCCGTATCGGGAGAACCTTTCTTCCCTGCCAGATGATACACATGGTCAAAATCTGCAACAATACTTGCATTTGATTTAAATGTTAAATCTGCCTGATGATATTTAACTCCCTTTGGTAAATCTTTGGGTGTCTTATAATCTAAATCAAGAACACACACCTCATCATATTCTTCAGCACACAACTTTGTTAATTGTCTACCTACCATTCCCATTCCACCAATAATAAGAGCACTCTTATTTTTCATTATAATAATCTCCCCACTCAATTAATAATGTAGAACAATCTGTATTATATGCTTCCTCAAATTCTGGAAATATTTGTTCTGGTTCATTTAACAACACCACATTAACTTCATGTAACATTCGCATTATTGGGTCTGTATAATCTTGTGTGTGTTGAATGCCACCATCAAGTGGTTTCTTAGAACCAATAGAAGTTCTCATTATTACTTTTGGTTTAAACGTCCCTTCAGTCATATGTTGCATTTTATCTAAATGATTTACTAAAGCATCCATACATCTTAATATAAAATCAAATCGTGGAAAACAACAAATAGGAACTAACCCATCTAACGCCATTCCTGTACTCATTCCCATTTGTATTTCTTCAAATACTGGTAATTCTATTCGTTTTTCTTCAGGTAAAGTTTTTAATGTATTGTAAATTGCATTACCACTATACTTTACTGATTGGCCGATGAAAATTGTATCTTCTTTCTCACCCAACCACTCCATACTTCTTATTATTTCATCTTTATACTTCATTAAAATAACACCCAATTTCCTGTTCCGTGATGTGGATACTCACTTTTATATTGATAATAATATACATCTGATGGCACTGTTTGTTTTCCACCCCAAGTTTCATCAACGGGTGTATTTGTAGAAAGGTTATTATCTTCAATAACAAACTCTAAAGGTAATTCAAAATTTCTACTGTATTTATAAGTTTCATAAAATATACC